ACACAAACAGTCGCGTTTAATAACACAACCACGGGTTTAACATCCGCGGGTGATATTGACATTGCAGCTACGAAACAAATCGATTACGCCGGTGATGTTTTACTTAAATCGTCAGCAGGTGCAGTAGCATCTTTGAAGGTAGATAACGCGGTAAAACTTGACCCGGCTTATGCATCACCTTCGAATAACGTTTTATCGTTTAACACAACAACAGGTGAAATCTACGATTCAGGAGGGCAAGGTGGTTCTACATTAGATAACATACATGAAGAAGGTTCGAATGTAGCAATTGGTCCATCAGCGGCATCCGCAAATCTTACAGTAAACACGTACGGGTCTAATGTACTCACGGTTTCGGGTAATGTTTCAGCGGATATCATTACAATAGGCTCTTTAAATGTCGCCGCATCACCGTTTGCGTTAGATGATGTCGTGAGTGTTAATGCAGGTGCAAATGTAACCGCAAATGTTCTTACATTAGGTGGTCTTGTTACATCAGGGAACGTTGATGCGAGTAACATTACAATATCAGGTAATACAACATCACAAAACATAAAATTGACAAACACGGATATTTCTGCAACTATATCTTCAGGGACAATAACAATTGATGCAAGAGAAAAGTCATATGGTACAGCACCACTCGTCGTTTCAACAACTGATGTTTCGAATCTTGTATTCTCAAATCTTATAACGGGTGCACAAATTGTCGTGCCTATACTCGCGAGTGGAGGTGATATAAAAATTTCGAAAGAGTTGACGAATGTAAATTTTTATGCGATGACGACCGATGTTTCGGTTACCCAAGACAAACATGCACTTATGACATTATCGAATTTATATGGAAATATTTATATGAATGCGATTGGATTTGCTTAGGTTAAAAAAATAAAACCTTAGTATAATATAAAATATGTCTGGAGGTATTGCCCAACTCGTTGCCGTAGGTGCCCAAGATGCACATCTCGTCGGCCAACCTGAAGTTTCTTTTTTCAGGTCCAACTATAAACGTCACACAAATTTCGCCCAAACTGTCGAAAGACAGGTTATCCAGGGCAACCCATCCACGGGTGGTATGTCGACCGTCAGGTTTGAAAGAAAAGGGGATATGGTCGGGTATGTCTATATCGTCGCAAATGATGGTACTAAAGCTGTAAAATTTTCACCAGCCGATTGGGTCGGTGCGATTTCCAAAGTTGAACTTCTCGTTGGTGGACAAGTCATCGACGAACAAACATCTCAATTCTCGCAATACATTGCGCCATCTGTATTAGCACAAAACTTAACTAAATCTACTTCCGGGTTTGCCGAGGTAGCTGAAAGTAAGTTCTACCCACTCAGGTTTTCGTTTTGTGAAAACGCGCAAACCGCAATCCCATTGATCGCTCTTCAATACCACGATGTGGAATTGAGAATTACTTGGGGTACAATTTCAACTGAAAAATACGAAGTCTACAGTCAATTTATTCATCTCGACACCGATGAGCGTACCGCTTTGTCTTCCACCCCACAAAACATGCTTATTACACAAACACAAAAAGCTATCGCCTCTACTTCCAAGATGCAGGAACTCAACTTTAACCACCCAATTAAGTGTTTGGTAGCTGCAGATGGGAGTGCTCTCTCTATTGCAGCAGACGCAAATAAAATGAAACTCCAAATCAATGGTACAGATGTTGCCGATTTCAAATATGTTGATCCAAACTACACCGCGGTCACTTCGTATTACCACACCACATCTTCGAAAGATGCTGGTGCAGCCGGTGAAAATGACAAGTTCTTCTTGTACCCATTCTGTCTCGACACGTCCA